GTGACTTTTGCCAACGCATACTGCAACGTCAGACTCATCCAACCTAAAGTGTTGAAAAGGAGGGAAGTTACACTGTACATGATGGTCTGCCACAGTCTTTGGTGACTTTTTGCGACCTGGATGTAGTGGAATATGGTCATGCGTCATAATGCGAAAAACAACATCCTGCTTGTCAATTTTCTTCCAATCAACAGCAAAGTCTGCTTGCTTTACTTTTTGTCCTTCTGCACGAGCTGCTTCATACGCTTTCTTTTGTAATCTATCTGCTTGGTTGCGTTTTGCTTGTGCAATAGTACGAATGTTAATTTTTTCTACGTTAGGTAAGATAATGTCATAAACATCATCATTCTCATTAACAAAACTACTATATGTATTTTTACTTAGGTGAATTTCTTTCAACAAATCTCGGTTGTTGAGATATTTTTTCCTTTTGATCATGTAATGTGATTCCTTTTATATGCGTATATTATACAGCCTATAAATATACTTATCAAGTAAAAAAACAAGGATTTGATAAATGGCGTTTAATTTAGGTAGTATCTTCCAGCGAAAAGCACAGCAATTTGTGAGTGATGCTAGTGGAAGGGCACTTCCGGGTAATGACCCACTTAGTAAAATTGGTCGCAATCTATTAGATAGCAGTGGTAATAGACTTATCCAAGCAGGGTTAAACTTTGCAGGTGCAAACATTCCTGGATTTAGTGACGTTGCTGCTACTGTGTTCAGAGACGGTGATATCCGTGTTAGACTTAGTATGAGTCCTAGTAGTGGAAATTACTTGTATAAAGACGCAAAAAATAAATTGCTGGAGCCACTGCTTGACACAGATGGCGTGCTTTTTCCCTACACACCCACAGTAAGTGTTAGTCACAGTGCGCAATACGCAGGAGCGCATCCAACACACAGTAACTATATTCAACACAGTTACAATGCTAGTAGCGTGGATACAATTAATATTGATGGATATTTTACAGCAACTAACGCAGATGAAGCACGTTATGTTTTCGCTGTACTACATTTTTTCCGCAGTGCCTATAAAATGTTCTACGGAGCAGATCAGTTACGAGGCACACCGCCACCAGTTCTAAGACTAAGTGGATATGGTCCGTTTAACTACAACAGTATACCTGTTGTAATTACAAACTTTACAGAAATTATGCCAGCAGACAGAGACTATATTGAAGTTCCTCTTGCAAGCAGTCCTGATACTGCAACTAAAACTATGATACCAAGTTATATGAATATGACAATCAGTCTATTGCCTATCTACAGTAAAAATCAAATTGGAAACTTTAGTTTGGATAAGTTTAGTAAAGGCGGACTAATTGGTAATCCAGGCAAAGGTGGAGGATTTATTTAATGGCTGAATACAATAGTGATAGTCCCTATGCTAATACCAATCAATACAGTTACTACTTGGATGTGCTTAGTCCACGACGTATTCCTCCTTTCAGAGACGATGTACTACATACACTTACACTAGTGCATCAAAACAGACCTGACCTACTTGCTTTTGACTTGTATGGCAATAGTAATCTATGGTGGGTGTTTATGGCTCGTAATCCAAATGCATTTGAAGATCCTGTCTGGGATTTTCGTGCAGGAAAGAAGTTTTACATTCCCAAAAAGGATACAGTCGAAACAGCATTAGGAATCTAATATGCCTAGTCCGCACTATAAAAACAAGTTAAACAATCCAGCACCAGAGGACTTTTCACTTTATGAGCCTCCTCAACAGAATCCTACGATCTCAGTAGAAGAACCACTTACTGTGCCTGCAGTGGCGCCGGGAGATGTTGACGTTATACAAGACGCTGCTGGAAATTTAGTAAGAGTACAAGTTACACCAGGCAGAACCCCCCGAACCAGTTCAGATCGTGCTGAGGCAGGATTCGGCCCTGTTACTAATGCAATAGCACCCGAAGAAGTCTATGGCATGGATGATGAGTATGATGATGGAAAATATACTAATTTCCTTGCTACCACAGACGGCAGTGACACAGGTCCTCCAATTGGTCTAAATGAAAGTGCAAGGATACGAACAAAAATTGGTCAGAGTAGCAGCGTCAAGGCACTAAACAATGGCCCGTTTACGCAGGATTTAAGTAAGATACAAATTAATCCCGTAACAAACGAACTTAATAAATTTACAAGTTACACATACAATATTGCACTTTATTTGATGAATAGCAAAAGTTATGTAAACATTCTTAGTCAACCTAGAACTCCACAGGCTGCACTTAGTCCACCTGCTAGTTATTTGCTTATGCGCAGTGGCGGAGTTGGCACAGAGGGAGGCGGCACTGATTTTAGTAATGATTTCTTTATTGATGATTTAGAAATCTCTAATGTTGCTGTTGGTCCAAGTAGATTTAAGTCAAACACAAACGCAACTGATATACGTTTTACTATTACAGAACCACGTGGTGTTACACTGTTGGAAAGACTACAACGTGCAGCAAGTGGTGTACTAGCAAGCACTAGGGAAAAGTACATACATGCTCCTTATCTATTGGAAATAAAATTTAAAGGGTTTGATGAAAATGGCGAACCCATGGGAGCACCTAGCACACCAAAGTATATTCCTATTAGGTTGACTGATATGAGTTTTGACGTCACTAGCAGCGGCACTCAGTATAAATGTCAGGCGATTCCATTTGCTAATCATGCAATGGGTAGTATAATGAGTACTATACCCTTTAACGTAGAACTTAAAGCAACAACAGTAGGTGACATTTTTAGTGCTGGTGTTATGGTTGAAGAGACAGTGCAGGCAACTGAAACTGTAAGAATAAGAGCTCAAGAGACTACTACCCGAGAAAGGGTTGTGAAGAAAAAAGTAAAAACAAAATCAGCAAATCTAGGTGAAGTGCTTACTAACCATCAACGTAAACGTACAAAACCATCCAAAGCACTAGTAGAAAAAAATAATGAAGTTTCTGAAAAAGAGATTCCACCAGCAGCAGAAAAACATGATACCTACAAGTTTACTATTGCAGCAAATATAGCAAATGCCAAACTTAATTTAACTGATCTATATGATGCACTTAATACTCCTGCGCCCACAGAAGAAGGCAAAGAAAAAGAAAAAAGCAAAGGCGATAAAAAACAGTTTGATGCATATGTAAGAGGTATTGCACAGGGCATTACGCTTGATAAGGATACACAAACATTTAAGATAAACGCAGGTACAGATATTACAAAACTGCTAAATCTTGTAATACTACACAGTGACTACATGGATAAAAATATTGTAGATAATCCAAGTCCTGATGTAAATGACAGTAGTGGAATAGACTGGTTTAAAGTAAGACCTATTATTGAAAGTGCAGATAGTCCTGGTGGCGGCATGGATAATAAAGATGGAAGATACAAGTATCTTGTTAATTTTGCTGTGGAACCAAATAAAGTTTATTATGAGGATTTTCCTTGGGCTAAAAAAAGTAAACCTACAGGTATAGGTGTACACAAAGAATATGATTACATTTTTAGCGGTGCAAACACAGAAGTATTAGATTTTGATATGAAGTTTAGAACTGCGTTCATTCAAGTAATGACTGCAGGCACAGGAAAACCTTTTGGTATTAACACTGCAGATGAAACACTGGGAGGTACTATGGTAAAAGAACTTCCACAAAGTGTAGAGGGTAATTCAATAAACAGTCAGGATAATGTTAAACGTGCAAGATCAAAGGACTTGTTTAGTAGTGTTATGAGTGATGGTGTTGATATGATTGATCTTGGATTGCAAATTGTTGGTGATCCTGCCTTTATTCCCACCAGCGATGCATACTGGCAAGATAAAGTTCGTCAAGGAGAACAATATACAGAACCATTTATGCCTGACGGAACTATAAATTATAACTTGACACCTCCCTATATTCAAGTTAATCTTAGAACACCAGTGGACTATGATGAAACAAGTGGTCTTGCAAATCCTAGTAGATATGGCAACAGTAGTTTTAGTGGAGTATATCAAGTTACAAGTGTTGACAGCACTTTCAGTGGCGGTGTATTCCAACAAAGACTTGAAGGATTCAGAGCTAAATTGCAACCTAGTCGAGGTGGTTTAACAAAAACAGGAGTTCAAGCAGCCACAGTCCGTGCTAGTGATGAAGTAGAAGATGGCGACTTTGAGATTAATAACCGTGTTAGACGCAGTGGCAACAAACCCAGCACTGATGCAGGTGGCGCAACAGTAGTAAACCCGCTAGTGGATACAAGCAGCCTAGACTTTTTTGACTATGAGGATACCCCTTATACAAGTCCTACTGTAAACAATGAAAGAACAGCCGAAATAGCAAGAGGCGAAGATCAAAGTATAGAAACATTTCAAGATAACCCAGCAACTCAAAGTGAAGCATGGGCAACCAGATATATTGGGACAGTATAATCAATGGCTACAGATATTACAAGAACAGGAAAACGAGGCGGTGATCCTCAATATAATACCGCAAACATAACTGGTGTTCGAGAAGAACGTGGTATTGTTACAGGTATTGTTAAAGCAAATGTACATGGCGCACACATGGGCGTTATTCAAGTGTTTATACCAACGTTCAGCACAAATCCTGCTGATAAGTCACAGTGGCGTACTGTGCGTTATTGCACGCCTTTTTACAGTAGAGTAGACAACCAAGGACCTCAAGATAGTTATTACAGTACTAAAGTGAGCAGTGGTATTGTAACCCCACCTCCTGATCTAGGCACAAAAGTACTGTGTTTCTTTCCAGAAGGTCGCAATGCTGAAGGCTATTATTTTGCATGTGTGCCTGATACGTTTATGTTACAAACTGTGCCTGAAGCAACATTAACAGTGGACGGCGATCCTGGTGGTGAGTTTAATGATAATCCCAAAGGAGACAAAAGCAGTAAAAAAGTAACAAACTTTAAAAAACAACCAAGACCAGTGGATTTCTTTACACAGAATTATCTGCGTCAACAAGGACTGCTTGGTGATACTGTGCGTGGTATTAACAACAGTGGATACATGCGCGAATCACCTAGTGAACTTATAGGTATTAGCAGTAAAGGACGTAGAATAGATGGCAATGGACAGGATTTTCTCACAGCAAATACTGCAGCGGTAAAAAATCCGGACACAGCAAGTAAAGATATTGTTGAGGGATTATTAGCACCATATGCTAGACGTAAAGGACACAGTATTACGCTGGATGATGGCGATATTGATGGTAACAGTAATCAGATACGTTTTCGCACCAGTACTGGTCATCAAATTTTGCTTAACGACACCGAGGGTGTTATCTATATAGGCAATAGTATAGGCAGTGCATGGATTGAACTAAGCAACACGGGTACTATGGATGTGTATGCACAGGATAGTATAAATTTCCGCAGCAAAAATCTTAACTTCCATGCTGATGAAAACATAAAGTTTCACAGCAAAGGCTACACACAAATAGTAAGTGAACAACAACTCGCACTGGAAGGCAAGCAAGAACTTACTGTTCAAAGTGACGGTGAACTAGGCATAAACGGCAAAAAGAATCTACACTTGTCAACAGATAGCGAACTATTTGCATCGAGCGGAGGCGCAAGTTTCTACAACGCAGGTGGTAACATTAGTGTTGCAGGTAGTCTAGTATTGCTACAAGGTCCAAAGACAAAAGCAAAACAAGCAAAAAACATTAGTGCTGGGCAAAAAGAAGATACGACCTACGATGAAGCACAGAATCAATTTATACTTGATGAAGAACAGATGCTTACTACCAGTGTTGATAGACTTACAATGCACGAGCCATTTATAGGTCATGGAACAACAAATACTAGTACACCTTTTAGTGGTGGACTAGCAGGAGCAAGCGGCGGGCCTGTAGGTGGATTTGGTATTGTTAGTCCAGCACTTACTAGTGCAATAGGCGGACAACTAGTTCAGCAAGCAATAAGTATTGGAGCAGGAGCAGCCCTAGCATCAGTCACTGGAGGCGCAAGTCTTGGATTATCACCTGGTGCTCTTGGAGGTTTTATAGGTGGTGGTGCTTTGCCTGGCGGTCTTGCAAGTAATGTATTAAGTCAAGTAACTGGAGGCGGTGCTGGTAATATATTAGGTCAACTATCCGGAAGCGGCGCACTAGGAAACTTAATACCAAGCAATATTGGTAGTATAGTAAGTAATTTGCCAGTTAACCCAAGTGCATTTGGTGGACTTAGTCCTGATTTGGGATCTTTTACCACAGACTTTCAGGGAAAGATTACAGGCATGGCAGGCGAAATGCAAGCAAAACTTCCAGGTGCTCTAAGCGAATTTCAAAATAAATTGCCTGGTGCACTAAGCGAATTTAACAAAGTATTACCACAAGCACAGGACCAACTTGGCACTATACTTAGTAGTCCACAATTATCCAAGTTTCCTATAACAGATATTGTACAGCAAACTAATACTGGGTTTAGCATAGGCGCACTGGATAGTTTTGATACACAAGCACTTAACGCTGCAGTGGTAAAACAAGCAGGAAGTTTAAATAATAACCAGTTTGTTGACAGCGTAACAAAAAGTGTTGGAAAGTTTGGTGTTAACGTAGGTCAATTACAAAAACAAGGGTTTGTGCGTCCAGAAGCAGTATTTAACGACCAACTATCAGATACCAACGTTTGGACAGGCAAAGGCGGTGCAAGCAGTTTGAACAAGTTCCTTGGCAATGCGGGACTACAAGAAAGTGTACAGCAATCAATTATAGCAGAGGATTACCAAACACTAGTTAACAATGGTGGTATCAAACTTACAGATGGCAAAGAACAAATACTTGCACAACTTACAGCAAGTAATAATGCAAGCCCAGAAATTGTTGCAAAAGTGCGTGAAGGATTTACCCAGATTGAAGGTGTACTGCAAAATACAACAAACATACCAGGAGGTGCTGACATTTTTAGCAGTGTAAAAAATGATATGCTGACTGGTGCTGCCGCAGCAAAGCGGGCAGCGGGATCTAGAACAGTCAGTGACGCTGAAAGCGCACTTGCAAGAGAAACTAGATTATATGGTGGTGCAGTAAGTAAAAAAGCAACAACACAATCCAATGCTAATATTGCTGCATTACATGCACAGATGTTTGCTAATCCTGAAGCACAAAAGCAACTGGAACAAACATTACTAGCAATCTATGCGGGCGTGGATAACCAAGGAAAGTAAATACATTATGGCTATAGCAGTATACAAAGGATTTAGTACTATTAATAATAACTTTGGTGGTTCAAAGGTAACTGACACTGATCTTATTAAGCGAGACTTACTGAACCACTTTGCAATCCGCAAAGGTGAAAAATTAATGAATGGAAACTTTGGTACTAGTTTGCGTGATTTAATTATGGATCCTCTTACAGAACAAACCAAAGCAATTGTAATCCAAGAAGTAAATGCAGTGATTGAAAATGATCCTCGAGTACGCAGCGAAGGCATTACGTTAGATGAATACCAAAACGGACTACAAATCGAAATGAGTTTACGATATGTTGTCAGTAATGAAGTAGAAAATCTAATGGTTAAATTTGATAGACCAGATACAAGCACACAATAATATACATACTTTATTCTGCAAATAAATACTGCAATAGAATAGGAATGTTAAAACATGGCTGCTAGTACAAGACAATCAAACTTATTTGCTGCGGAAGACTGGAAGAAAGTTTACGAGACCTTCCGTGAAGCAGATTTTCAAAGTTACGATTATGAGACCATACGCAAAAGTATGGTCGATTATTTGCGTAACTATTACCCAGAAGATTTTAACGACTTTATTGAGAGCAGTGAATATATTGCACTAATCGACATGATTGCGTTCCTAGGGCAAAGCCTTAGTTTCCGCGCAGATTTAAACGCCCGTGAAAATTTCCTAGAAACAGCAGAACGCAGAGACAGCATACTACGCCTGGCTCGCATGCTAAACTATTATCCAAAGCGTCAACAAATTGCCCGAGGTTTACTTAAAGTAGACAGTGTTGAAACAACACAAGCAATTACAGACAGCAACGGAAACAACCTTAGAGACACTGAAATTAGTTGGGGCGATCCAAGTAACAGTGATTTTCTAGAACAGTTTACTACTATCCTTAATGCAAGCATGGTCAGCACACAACAGTATGGAAATCCTGCACTTAGAACCACAGTTGGTGGAATTGCTATTGAGGAATATCAAATAAGATTAAGTGCAGGCACAGTGCCTATCTATGATTTTAGCAGTGATGTAGGCGCACAAAATTTAGAATTTGAAATAGTCAAAGGTACATACAGTGGCACAGATTTCTTGTATGAAGTAGCACCTCAACCCGGTAGTACAACTAATATCCTATATCGAAATGATAACAGAGGATTTAACAGTGCTAACAACGGATTCTTCTTTTACTTTAAACAAGGTAACTTGCAAAGTGCAGACTTTAGCATTGCTGAAAAACTACCTAATCGCACAGTAGAACTTGACATTAACAATATCGACAACAACGATGTTTGGCTTTATCAACTTGATGATGCTGGCAGAGAAACTACACGCTGGGACAAAGTACCTGCTATAAGTGGCAACAACGTTATCTATAATAGTTTAAGTGTAAACAACAAAAATTTGTTTACAGTGCGCAGTCGTGCAGACGATCAAATTAGTCTAGTATTTGGTGATGATGTTTTCTCAAATATTCCAACAGGAAACTTTCGTGTTTATTTTAGGACAGGAGTAGGCACAACATATAAGATTAGTCCTAATGATATGCAAAACCTGCAAATTGTTATTCCTTATATTAGTCAAAGTAATCAAATTGAAAATTTGACAGTCAATCTGAGTTTACAAAGCACAGTTGCAAATGCAACCGGCAGAGAAAATCTGCGGGACATTAAACTAAAAGCACAGCAACAATACTACACACAAGATCGTATGATTACTGGTGAAGACTATCAAATTCTTCCTTATACAAAGTTTAGTAACATTCTGAAGAGCAAAGCAATTAACCGCACTGCCAGTGGTATTAGTCGGTACTTGGATGTGCGTGATACCACAGGCAAATACAGTAGCACAAACATTGTAGCGGAAGATGGAATAATTTATCGCACAGAGGATCTGCAACAGTTTCAGTTTACTTTTGTAACAGACAGTGATATTAGTAATATTGTGGCACAGCAAGTAGAAAAAAACATTATTGATAATGATAGTCTACATTACTACTTGAAAAATTATGGTGGTATTGATACTACAAGTCTCACTGCAAGTTGGAATTTGACAACAAGTAGTAGCGGAACCTGTACAGGTTACTTTAAAAATGATGTTGCAAGCCCACTCAAAATAGGAGAGTTTGCAACAAGTAATTTGAAATATGCCAAAGTTGGCGCACTGCTTAAATTTACTGCACCAAGTGGACAAGTTTTTGATATTAATAACAATCTAATTACTGGCACTAGCGGCACAATTAATACACGCGATTACATCTGGGCAAGTATAAGTGCAATTGAAACTGATGGTACTAACCAAGGTGTAGGTAATTTAGATACAGGTATAGGGCCTGTTACACTTAGTGAAATTATTCCTCAGGATGCAATTATTAATCAAGTTATTGCTCCATGGAACACTGCCCTTACCGCTGAGATTAGAAACAATGTAATTAACTATATTGGTGACTTTAAAACTTTTGGATTGCGCTATGACAGAGATACACAAGCATGGGCAATTATTAATGCCCTTGATCTAGATCAATCAACTACATTTAGTTTAGCATATGCAGGTAATACTACAAACACAAACTTGGACAACAGTTGGTTTTTCAAGTTTACAAATGATGGCAGTACATACACAGTCAACTTCCGTGATACCAGTTATATATTTGAAAGTAAACTAGAAACACGTTTTTACTTTGATAATAACCTTAAGATATTTGATCCACGCACAGGTAAAACAATTAAGGATAAAATTAACATCCTTAAAGTAAATTCATTGCCAGACAGTGTTAATAGTCTTGCTGTTGATTACGCAATGCAGATTGATGATGTTATAACAGAGACAGATGGTTTTACACTTACAAACAGAATAAAGGTTACATTCCCTGATATTGACAGCGATGGTGTTGTTGATAACCCTGAGGTTTTTGATATAATTGTTGCACCTGACACAAATTCTACAACTAAAATAGTGTTTTATCAGACTAGCACAAGCACAGGCGGCTACTTAACCTACACTCCAGTTACAATTACAGACATTGAACAGCGGTATGTTACACAAGCAGCAATTAACGAAGTAATTGCACAGTTCAGTAGTGGACAAGTATTTTATGCAAGCACAGATGACAAGTTTTACATACTAAGCATCAGTGGTAGTAATGTTAAAAGTATTGCAGAAACTACTGACTATGTTAAGCGTACAGGACGCAGTGACTTGTTATTCCAGTATACACACAATTCGCCAAACAATAGACGTATTGATCCTAGTCCTAGTAACATTATAGATCTATTCCTACTTACAAGACAGTATGATACAGATTATAGAAACTATGTTACAGACATTACAGGTACTATTAACAAACCTGTTAAGCCAACAACAAATGAATTGCGTGATCAGTTTGGATCACTTGAACAATACAAGAGTGTAAGTGATACTATTATTTTCAACAGTGTCAGTTATAGACCTCTATTCGGTGATAAGGCGGATGAAGAATTGCAAGCAACATTCAAAGTAGTCAAAAATACAAGCACTCTCATCAGTGACAGTGAAGTTAAAGAACGTGTAGTTGCAGCGATCAATGCTTACTTTAGTGTTCAAAACTGGGACTTTGGAGACAGTTTCTTCTTTAGTGAACTAGCAGCATACTTATACAACTCATTATCACCTGATGTTTTAAGTGTTGTTATTGTTCCAAAACTAGCAACAAGCAATTTTGGTAGTTTGTTCCAGATACAAAGTCAGCGTGATGAAATATTGATAAGTGCAGCAACAGTGAATGACATTGAAGTTATTGATGTTATTACTGCAAACAGTTTGCAAGCAAATGGTAGCGTTGTTAACACAACAACAACTAGTCTAGCAAGTGAAAGTGCAAGTGCAGGCAGTACAAGCACTGCAGTAGCAACATCTACAAATGTATCAACTAGTTCCACTACAACTTACAGTAGCAGTAGTAGTAGTAGTTCAAGTAGTAGCAGTTCTAGTAGCAGTAGTTCTAGTAGCAGTAGTTCAAGTAGTAGCAGTTCTAGTAGCGGCGGCGGGGGATATGGTTACTAATGGCACTTCGTAAAAGTAAAGTCTTATTACCTGACGTATTTCAAACCAATAAAAACAATAAGTTTCTTAATGCTACTGTTGACCAGTTAATTAGCGAACCTAATTTAACAAAAATTAATAGTTATATAGGTCGTCAGCAAGCCGCTAGTTTTCAAGTAGGTGATAGTTATGTACAAGAGATAGACAATGATAGACAAAACTATCAACTTGAGCCTGCTGTAGTTTATCGCAATGCAAATAAAGGTATTGAAAATTTAACAGGTTATATTGATTTTATTAATCAATTAAGATACAACAATGTAAATGTTGACACACATGCTGATCTTAATGATCAAGAATATTACAACTACAGTGGTTTCAATGATTTAGACAAACTTGTAAACTATGGTGAATATTTTTGGTTGCCAGCAGGCCCAGACAGTGTGCAAGTTTTCAATAGTGTTGTTGATATGGAAAAAGATTTTGCTGTAACAAGACGTACAGTTGCTGGTGTAGATGAATACAGTATTGACGGCAGTGACAACGAAAATCCAACTATTACAATTGCCCGTGGTGGTAGTTACACATTTAGTGTACAACAATCAGGCAATCCATTTTGGATACAAACGGAACCAGGCATATCTGGAATTAGTAATTATGGCAGTAATGTAAGCACAAGAAAAATACTTGGACTTACTAACAATGGCGAAGATAATGGAACAATTACTTTTAATGTTCCAGCAACAAACGCACAAAATATTATGATAAATGCAACGCAGGCTGCAAATCCTGACTTTGCTACTGATCTTGGATACAACCAAATTCATAATGTGCCTTATCAAACACTGATTGACACACATGGCGGCATTGATGTACAAACAGAAATTAACGGAAAAAGTCTAGTATTTGTAAGTCCTAGTACAGTAGCAAGTGACTGGGAACAGGGTGCACCATTTGACGCATACGGATATGATGATGACGATCATCCTTGGGACGAAACAACTACGCTCAGTGTAGATGTACGCTATGATGTGTATGATATTGCAGTAAACACTATAGGTGGAGTTGCTACAGTTCAACTTACTCGTAGCACTGATTGGCCCGTTGCAGAAAAAGTTAAAATTAAACAGGGTAACTTATATGGCAATAGAGAATTCTATAAAAACGCTAGTGGTGTACCAGAATTAATAGAGCCATATACAGCAGGATTGAATACATTATATTATCAAGATGCTACAAATCCTTTACAGTTTGGTAAAATCCAACTTGTAGATCAGGATGTCACAGCCGCTATAAATGTTACAGAAGATATACTCAATAGACAATCATTTACAAGTGCAAACAGTGTAACATTTACAAACGGGCTAAAAGTAGAATTTAACAGTGACGTTACACCAAGTACATATGCAGACAGAGAATACTATGTTGAAGGTGTAGGGCAACCAGGCGGTATACAACTTGTTCCAGTTGATGAGATGATTACACCTGAAAAATATACTAACAGTACTAGTGATGGATTTGATACAGTAGCATATGATGCTGGTGGATGGGACGGTACACTAAATGCTCCTAAAGATCAGGATTACATCACTATTAATCGTTCAAGTCCAGATCGTAATGCCTGGAGTCGTGGCAATCGCTGGTTCCATAGACAGGTCATAGAAGCAACAGCAACCTATAATAACTATACTGCAGATTTGGATGACACTGCAAGAGCAAAACGTCCAATAATTGAATTCCATAGTGGACTAGAATTGTTTAACATGGGAACAACTAGTGTTGCTCCTGTTACAATCGTAGACACAACACAAACAGATGCACTTAGTAATGTAAATGGCACAACAGGTTATTTTTCTGATGGCATTGATTTGCAGCAAGATAGCACTGTTATTTTTAGTGCAGACACAGACAGTGATGTAGCAACAAAAATTTATCGTGTAGATATAATTATTGCAGATGAAAGTGCAGCAACTACTGATAGCCTACAAATTTTTGCAGATAGTACAATTGTTGGCGCAGATGGGGGAAATGTCTCAGGTAAACAAGAAATTATTAACCTAGTAGAAGTTGGCACAGTAGTAGACACTAACTGTGTGCTTAGTACACTTGGTGCAACCAATCAGGGCAAGCAATTTTATTTAGATGGAACCACTTGGACTGAAGCACAACAAAAAACAACACTAAATCAGGATCCATTGTTTGATATATTTGATCCAGATCATGTAAGTTTTAGTAACACCACAACATATCCAAGTAGTAATTTTACTGGAAACAAACTGTTTAGTTATAAGCGTAACAATAACAATAGTCCAGATGCAATCCTAAACTTTGGATTAAGTTATCAAAACTTTAGCACAATCGGTGACATTGTATTTGATAACAATTTTGATAGTGATTTGTTTCAATATACAAAAAGCACAGGTAATACAAATGTAATTGTACGCAGTGGACACGCACATCAGTTTGATATTGACGGAAATAGAGTACTATACAATGGCTGGACAAAAACTATTGAAAATAGCACCCAGTATCAGATTGTTACATATGAGGTTAGTGCAAATGAACTAAACAGTTTTGAAATAGGTGCAAGCGTTGATACAAGTAGAATTAGAGAGCCACTACAGGTAAGTGTAAATGGACAGTTTATATATAAAACTGATTACACTCATTTAATACAACTTGATAGAGAATATGTTGTGTTTACAACCGCGCTTAATGAAAATGATGTAGTTGTTATTAAGTTTATTAGTACAACTAAAGCAGCAAATAGTTTTTATGAAGTACCAGATAATCTACAAAACAATGCAGGTAACGCAACCTTTGAAACACTAACACTTGGACAAATGCGTAACCATGCTGTGGAAGTTAGTAGACAAATTAAAACACTAACAGGTGTTGCTCCAGGCAACAGTAATCTCCGCAATAACAATTATCGTGCTTATCCAGGTAATATACTACAACACAGTGCTGGCATGATATTGCCAATGCACTTACTGAGTAATACAGAAGCAAACACTATTGATAGTATAAACTTTGTTAAGAATGAATATACTAAATTCAAAAATAGATTTTATGATAACATTAATAAACTTGACCTTGACTTAACAGACCCTGCAAAGTGTGTTGATGATATTCTGTTGTTTATGGCAGGCACAAAAACTAGCACTTTCCCATTTTACTACAGCGATATGGCACCCTGGGGAAATCAAAAATCACAACTAGTATATACTATTGATGACGCAAGTGAAACTGAATTTGAATTTACAACCCAGTTTGATCTTACCAGTGTAGACAGTACTGGTGTACTAATATATCATACACCAGCAAGCACAAATGTTGCTAACTTACTAGTTGAGGGGCAGGACTATAGTTTTGATACTACTGAAGCAAAAATAATCCTTAGTTCAACAAATTTGGATGTTGCAACAATTGGACTTAGTGTAAATGACAAAATTACAATTGTAGAATATACAAATACACATGGTAGTTTTATACCACCTACACCTACTGCAATGGGATTGTATCCAAAGTTTATACCAAACAAGTATACTGATGACACATATACTGTAAGTAAAACTGTTATCCAAGGACACGATGGTAGTGTATGGATAGGCTGGGACGACATCAGAGACAACGTTGTGCTAGAACTTGAAAAACGTATATTCAATAATATTAAGACACAGTATAACAAAGACTTATTTGATATTGCAGAAGTAATTCCTGGATATTTCCGTAGTACTCTTATTGATTTTGCAGAAGCAAATAACATTATCCGTAGTTACTTTGGTGAATGGGCTCTGCGTAATAAAGTAAGAATGCAGAAAAATGATACAGTTGAAGCAGGTAATCCATTTACTTGGAACTATAGAAACAGTGTTTATAAATTGGATGGAAGTAGAATCCCAGGTCATTGGCGTGCAATTTACAACTGGTTCTTTGATACAGACACTCCTCATACTAAGCCATGGCAAATGTTGGGCATCAAAGAAAAACCTATTTGGTGGGATTCACGCTATGGTGTTGCTCCTTATACAAGTGGCAACACAGTACTATGGGAAGATTTGCGTGATGGAAAAGTATATAGCGACGCAATAGGAACAACATTTACTACTGATACAAGACGCCAGCGTCCAGATTTAATGAGTATTATACCTGTCAACGAACAGGGTCAACTTCGTAGTCCTGCAGAATTCCTAGTACAAGATGCGTTTAGTACAAATGTTAGTGACGATTGGGCATTTAGTGATGGGTCGCCTGGCGAAACTGCATGGACGCGCAGTAGTGAATATCCATTTGTAGTGCAAATACTTGCTGCAACATTAAAAGCAGCAAAGTACGGCACACTTATGTTCGATACTAACTTGTTTGAAAACAACGCACAGTATGACCAAATACTACAAAAGTTTAAGAGCTACAGACCTGGCATTGCAGACTTTAATCTGCATTCTCAAACAAGTGGCACAACTATTAAACAAGTAGAGGGTTACAATCAATTTATAAGTGAATTTTTAAGATACAATGGCTTCAGCGTTGATGATGCTGTAAACAAAATTAATAATCTAGAACTTAACCTTTGCTATGGTATGGCAGGCTTTACAGATAAGCAATACCTTAAGGTTGTTGCTGAAAGTGTTACCCCAAGTAGTCTTAGTGAAAATATTTTTATACCTGACGAAGACCTTAACATTTATACTAAAAAGAGTTTACCTCTGGAGCGTGTTGTTTACAGCGGCGTACAGATTATCCAACGTGAAGATGGCTATGAAATACAAGGGTATGATATAAAGAATCCTTTCTTTAAAATTATCCCTAGTAGTGAAGGTACAGATCCTGCTCGTGTTAGTGTTGGCGAAACAGTATACCTAGAGTATAAAGACTTTGAAAATCGTATTGTAAACATACCCTATGGCACAGTAATTACAAATCGGCAACAAGTATTTGATTTTCTTGTAAGTTATCAAAGATACTTACTAAGTCGTGGATTTGTATTTGATGGCACAACAGGCGTTGGTGCAAAGAACGACTTTATCAGTGCAGGCAAAGAATTTGCTTTTTGGACAGATCAAAAATGGCCCATTGGTAGTGTTATTGTTATTAGTCCTTACAGTGATACGCTTACAGTAAATCGTGCATATGCTACTATTGATGACGTTAGAACCAATGGTGAAATAAAAGATGCAAATGGAAGTATTATTAATCCAAAGTTCTATGATGTAAGCAGAATAGATAATGTAATTGAAATTAAAGTAGATGCAGAAAATACACAGTTATACAGTGTGCAATTGGATCCTATCCAACATGAACATGTACTAGTATTTAATAATACAACAATCTTTAATGATGTTATATATCAGCCACAACTAGGAAATAGACATAGTAGGTTAAAACTTATAGGTGCTCGCAGTGGCGACTGGAACGGAACACTGCATGCTCCTGGCTTCTTTATTAACGAAGATAAAATTAACGTTTGGGCAACCTATACTGATTATAAGAAAGGCGATATTGTTAGTTTCCAAGGCACTACTTATGTAGCAAAATATGCAGTAGATGGTAGTACTGTATTTGATTATAATAACTGGACAGTTGCAGACAATATTAAGACAGGACTTGTTAAAAACCTTTCAAACAAAGCAACCCAGTTTAAAGACTTTTTTGAAACTGATAATCTTAATTTAGAGGATGGTGTAGACAAACTAGGCAAGGGAATAATTGGATTCAATCAGAAAGATTATCTTGCAGGACTAGGGTTAGATGATGTAAGTCAGGTTAAGTTCTATCAGGGCATGGTAAAACAAAAAGGCACAGGCGCAGCAATTAACAAACTAATTGATGCTAAACTTACTAATCTTGATCAAACTATTGACTATTTCGAGGAGTGGGCATTCCGTGTTGGTGAATATGGAAGTATAGATAGTAACCAAATTATTGAAACAATTATTCCAGAACAACAAGCAACTAATAATCCTTTTGTGTTGCATTACCATGCAGATGGTGATTTGCCAAGTAGCACTGAACTTGGGCATTATCATGTACAGGAAAAAGATCTTTATAAAAAACC